CTTCGGAAAAAGGCAAATTTGCTTTTTATAAAAAGCGGTATATGCACGGCCATACACCGCCAACGCACTGATAATAAACAAAATACGATTTTATAAATATTTGATTACCTTTGTATTGTCATTAAATAAACACAAAGCAATGGAAAAAGAAGCCGAAGCCATAGGGCAATTCATTACAGACGAACGCAGAAGGCGCGGCCTGACGCGCTTAACCCTTGCGGGGTTGGTGGGCAAATGCGAATCGCAAGTTTACAAAACGGAAGTACGCACAGGGCGCACAACTCTTAAAAACATTTTGCTATTGCTCAATGAATTAGGCTACACACTAACTGTTGCGCCTATACATAAAAATGTTGAGAACCAACCGCAGGAAAACGCTCAACACCAATAGCCAGCGTGTCGAAAGCGTCCGAGCCGTCGGTGCGGTTTTCGAGTTTGTCTTCTTCTGTTTCGGCCAACTTTTCGCCGCGTTTGTCCTTTTTGTTGTTGTAAACGCCCGCCGTCCTGATAGATATAAGCAAGTCTTCGTTGTTGCCCTCGTTGAATATCGGCTTTAGATTGGTTTGCCCCGCCAGCATTCGGTTAATAAGCAAATATTTTTCGTGGTGCGCCATTGGATTGCCAATGTAAACAGGCGTAACGGTCCAGCCGTGCCGCTCAAACTCTGTGCAGATAACAAACTTAAAGTCTTCGTTGTTTACGGCATAGTTACTGCCCAACGCTGTGCTGTCGTAGTAGTATATAACTTCGTGTGTGTCGTGTGGTTGGTAGTAGGCGCAGAAGTCAGCAATAAGTTCGGGCAATTTGCGCTCATATTTAACGTAAAAAGATTTGATAACCTTAAGCGTGCGCCCGTCAACCTGGCCAGCCACAAGCCAGTTAATATTTGCGTTGTAGTCCATACCAATACAGATAGGCTGCCCGGCTATAAGGTCGGCGTCCTGTTTGCACGTTTCGGCGGCCAGCGTCTTAAAGTTGTAGTCGGCGTTCAATAGGTAACTGTTGTCGTAATTGCTATAAAGGTGGTTTTCAGTTAGGCAGGCGTAGAAGCCGTCCTTTGTAATGCCGATGCGCTTGCACAGAATCGACGATTGAAACGTAAGCGGCGGCAGGTCGCGTTTCATTTGCTTTATATATTGTTCGCCAAGTATTTGCATATTCCAAATACTTGAAAATTCGCCGTAAAACAGCGCGTTAGCCCTTAACTTCTCGATGTCATCAGATAAGCCCCGATATTCCAGTTTCAGGGCTGTTGTGTTTTTGCCCTCCGCTTCGGCGGCTGCAATGCGCTGCCGTAGCCGCCAAAGTTCATAAACGCCCGATTGTATTGTGCTTATTAGTTCGTTGTCGCATTTGTCTTTATAGTTCAAAAACCAACTGCCCTTTTTGGTTACGGGCATATCCGAAGTAATTAGCATTCCGTGGTGAAAACTCAAATGCCCGAAAATCTTTTGTTGCCCTCTATTCGCGGGCATTGCTTCGTCTTTGAGCCTGTCGAAGTTGACAAACTTTGCTTCGTCAACGTCCAAAGCATCGTAACTTAAACTGTTGGCGGCTCCTGGCACGTCCTGCGAAAGTATGTAACCAACAGCACCAGTGTAAAAGGAAATAACGTGCGTATAGTCGGCCACGGGGTAAAGCGGTGGCGGAAACGCCGCGCTTTTGGGCGGTTGTTTGCCGATAAAGTAGTGAACGTCGCGGTGGTAGCCCCAGTCTTCCCACACTTGCAGCATCGACGGCAGCGTGTTTGTTAGTGCTTTTTTGAATGTAGGAACCACAAAGCCGACAGAACAGCGCGGCATTTGTTGAAAGTTGCGCAAGTTAAACCAGGCGTGAAGTGTCGCTTTGCCGATGCCGCGCCCGCCAACAAAAACGGTGTCTTTAGCCGCAGTCTGAATAACGATTTGCTGCGGGTCGTTAAAATATTTAGCGTTTGCCATTGCCTGCGCCCTCCCTCATTAGTTCGTTAACGGTGTCGGCTTCCACATAGCGCACGTCTTCAATGTGGTCGTCCCAATACTTGTGAATGGTCGCCTTAATCTTTTCGCGAATGTTGGGTATAGGCTTAAAGCCGATAACAGAAGGGTCGTCGGTCATTACAAACTGTTGCGGCTTCAAAGTCTCCCAGCGCGTGTCGAGCACGTCTTCTTTGTCGAGTTGGTTGTACTTTGCATATTGGCCCAACGCCTTAACCATTGCTTCGATATTGCCAGCCTTTTTGGCTTCGTCGTAAGCGTCCCTAATCATTTCGTTGAATTGGAACCGAATGTAGTCTTTGCTCACTTTGCCGAGGTCGGCCAACAGCGAACGCAAAAGTGCCACGTACTTATAGGCAACCTGTCGGCTGTGCCCGTAGCGTGTTTCGATTAATTCCAGAATGTCGCGCTCGCGTGTGGTTGGGTAGGCTATCCAGTGGTTGTAAACATCGCGCAGTTGCAGAATGCGCGTTTGTTCGTCGGGGGTTAGGCCGTTGTCTGCCATTTCGCCAGGTGTCGCGAAAAGGTTGAGCCTGATACGCTCAATTACGGCGTTAGAAAAAGCACTCATACGTTTATTTTTTTGATTATTTCGCCTTTGTTCGTTTTTTGCGTCGAGTTCGTAAATAAAAGGTTGCCGCAAATTTTTTACGGCAACCCTTCGCGACGCATTATTTTAACTGATACCTAATTGCAATAGTTTTTCAAGCGTTTCGGCCTCAAAGTTTACGTTCAGCCTTTTGCACTCATCGAAACGGCTTTGCATTTTTTCGCGCAGGCGGTCGGCCTTGCTGGTTTTGCCGTTGGCCACAAAGTCGGTCAGTTTGTCAATATTGGTAACAATGTAGCCGCGATACGTGCCAATGGCTTTAGCCAGTTCGTCGGGGTCGGCTGCATTTTCTTTGTTTTCTGTTGAATTATCGACAGCCGCTGTCGATTTTTCGGCGGTGTCGTAGCCGTCGTAAGTGTTGTAGCACTTTCTATAACGGTCGTGCAGTGCCAACAGTTCTTTAAGGTGCGTGTATCGCTCGCACGGTTTGTCGGCACTCATTAATTTTAGTTTCTCGTGAAGTGAGCGCATCGTAACCATAATGTCGTGCGCCTCAAAGAAAAGGTTTTGCACGTCGGCGGGCAGTTGTTTGTGGTCGGCCCGCTGGCCTTTGAGCGGCGTTTCGGCGGCTTTTTGTGCCTTTGCAATGGTGGCGGCCACTTCGCTTGTAACCTTTTTATCCATTACGGCAACCTGTTGCAGTGTTAGGCCGTCGAGCCTGTAAGCCAGATGTTTGCGCAGTTCGTAAATAAGTTTTTCTTTCAGTTTTTCAGGGTTGCGCACAATGTTGTTGTATAGCACTTTATTACGGTTGCATTGCAGCAAAAGGGTTGCACCCTTTACAATGTCCTGGTCTTGCGGCATTGCGTTTAACCAGTCCTGAATTTGTTTTGTAAACTTATTGTCAATCATTGTTTTGCTTTTTTAGTTATAAAAATAGCCGCCGCCGTGTGGTAGGCCGACAGCGGCTATTATTAGCGGGCTTTTTTTTACACCGTTGCCCACGGTGCCGAGGCTTTTAAAGTGCAGCCCGTAGGCCATAGCCCGCGGGTGCACTGTTTATGTTTGCTTTTTGAGTTGCGGGGGCACGTTGCCGCACCGCCCGCTAATCAAAAAATAAACGTCTGGTTAGTTCGAACCCGAACCCGAACCGCTTGCGCTGCCCGACGAAACGGGGCTGCCGTCTGCGCCGCTAATGGTGCCGTCGGCTGTCTCGATGTTGCCAGGATAGAACGGTGCGGGGCAAACGTCGGTAACTTCCACTTCAATTGTAGTGCCTGCGCTGTCGGTTGGCTGTGAGCCTGACTGCTGGCTTACTTTTGTTGTGGTTTGGAACATTTCGTTACCCAGAACGCGGGCTTTGCCGTCCTTCTCGAAAATGATAAACACAAGGTCGTCGCTGTTAGCCTGGCGTGCGAAGCCTGTTGCCTGCTCTTTGGTTCCAGGATAAAGGAACGTGCCCTTATTGAGCGAAGTAATGCAGGGCTGGTCGCCTTGTGCTTCGCTGCTGATATTCGATTGTTTGTCAACAACGTCGATTTTGCGCCAAACAACGTCAGCGGCCAACGTGAAGTTGCCGTTGTAGGTTGCAAGGTTAGCCATATGTTGCCCCGGGTCGCCAGTTGCTTTCGGCAATGTCGGCCAGGTAACAATATCTTTTTTCGGCAGATAGTAAACTGCGCCGCGAATGCCCGGCAAAACTGGTTCGCCCTGGCACCAGTCCAGGCCTTCGTATAACGATTGATTTGTGCAAGATGTAGGCATAATTCAATTTTTTAGAATGTTAGACAATTAGTTTATTATTCGCCCGAACCCGAACCGCTTGCGCTGCCCGAACCGCTTGCGCTGCCCGAACCTGAAGCCGAACCGCTGCCGCTTTGCGACGAAGCCAACTTAACAGCCAACAGACGCTCTTTGCTGATAGATTCGAATTGAACGCCAAAGAACATTGTTGCTGTGAAAGTCAACAACAGCGGTGAGAATCGGTCGACAATAAGTTTCTCAAGGTCGCTTTCCTGGTCAACACCGATAAGCATATTGCTGCGTGTGGTGAGTTCGAAGTAAGGTGCGCCCTTCTTGTTTGCCAGCGGAACCAAACGGCAACGACCGCCCGAACCTTCAACAAACGTTTTGTCGAAACCCTGATTGTAAACCATTGGGCCGACGGTTGTCTGATAGTCGTCCACATACTTGTCGTAAGTGTCCTGGTCGATAAACAACAGCGAATCTTCCTCGCGCAATTCGTCGCTGGCCGAACGATAAATATCTTTGATAATATCGTAAGCGTTCGACGAAGTGATTGCGTTGTCGAGCACTTTAAGGTTGCCTTTTGCTGCGGCAACGTTGCCTGCGGTCTCTTCGGCGGCCAGAATGGTGTCGAAGCCGTTGAAAAGGGTTGCGCTGGTTGTGCCCAGGTCGTTGCGAACGGCCGAGAACAGAACCTTGTTAAGGTTTTTGCCCAGCTGTGCGGCCAGGAACGCCAAAACCTGACGTGTAATGTCGGTTTCCTTCAGGGCTTCGCCTTTGGTGATTGACGAGCCATAAATTGACTGATAAACCGAGTTCGGGTCAAAATCTTTGATTACAGAACCGAAAAAGGTTTCAAGTGTGCGGCCGACAACGTTAATGTCTGAAGTGTCCTTGCGGCTGTTGCTGTAAGGGCCAAACTGAATGTCGCCCGCAAGTTCGCCTACAATTTCCTTGTAGCGAATGCCTGGCCTCAATGTCATATACGGCAAAGATTTTTCCAGGGCAAGCACTGGCATTTTCAAAAGTTCCTTACGGAATTTGATTGCGCTTTTTTGTAGTGCTTCAGGGGTAATGTTTACTGCTGTTCCCATTGCTTTAAGTTTTTAGAATTAGATAAGATTTTTGATTTGTTCGTACATAGACGCTGCCGAAACGGCGTTGTCAACTTCAGGCTCGACGGGTTTTGTGTTGTCGCCTGGCAGATTCTCAAGGGCGGCAACTTTTTCTTGCAGCTCTTTAATTTGGTTTTCCTTTGCCTCGTTGTCAGCTTTCAGGCTTTCAATTTCGGCAGCGTTCGCCTTCAATTCGTTGTCAATGGCGGTTAGCTGGTCGGCTGTCATTGGCACCGAATTTTCGCGCTCCTCAAAGCCTTCTACTTTCAAAAGCGCATTCAAATTCAGATAATTTGTAAGCATAGCTGTTAATTTATTGTTAAACATTGATTTTATGGTGCCTAATACACCCTTGTTATTTTCTTTGCGTGGTTTTGGCAGCGGCAACCCGAAGGCGTTGAGTTTGTTTTCGATTGCGGCAGGTGCGTATTTAAGCCCTGTGCCGATTTCGTCAACAAAGCCCCAGTTTTTGGCTTCGTCGGCGGTGAGCCAGGCGGCTTCTTTAAGAACTGCCATTATTTCGTTGGCGGTGTGCCCGCTTTTCTTTGCATACATTTTCGCCAGAACAAGGTCCATTTTTTCGTTGTCGCGCTTGTTCTTTTCGAGTTCGTCGATAAGGTCCTGCAATTGGTCGGCGTTGAGCGTGTCCCAGATGTCAACCCAATTCATAACCTTGTGCACAAGGTAAAAGGCGTTTTCGTCGATAACTGTTTTCTTTGCGCCCAGTGCCAAAACGGTGGCCGCGCTTGCGCAGTAGCCAAACATAAACACTGTAACGTCGCCGTGCTCATTAAATCGTGCGGCAATGTCGAGCGCGTCGTCAAGTGAGCCGCCCAGGCTGTTAACGCGCACGTTGACGGGTTGCCCTTTGTATTGCGCCAATATTTGCCTTACGTATTGCTTTGAATAGCCATACTGGCCAATTTGGCCGTCAATGTCGATTTGAAAATTCATAGCCTATAAGTTTTATTTCGTGAATATAAAGGGCTTGCAGAAGGCTTAAAAAGACGGAAAACAAAAGGCCGCCTGCTTCGCAGCGGTGGCCTTTGTCAGAATAAAGGAAAATTTGTTGTTATTATCAAAAGTTAGATTGCTTCCCAAAGTGCATATAAAATAATGTGTCGAGTTGCAACGCCCAAAGTAACAGCATCGCCGCCCGCACGGTAAGCCCAGCCAATGCAGCGATAGCCTTCTCTTGTTATAATATGCCCTGTCGGGTTGTTGGGGTCGCTTATATCTTGTATTTGAGTATTTTTTGAATAAATTAAACCAACTGTAAAAAATTGGTCGTTGTCTGCCTCATAGGCATACGCCACGGCTATTTTATTAGAAGGAAATTGCGAGTTAGTATAACCAATAGGAATGGCATTGTCGATAGGGTCCTTAATTAGTTGGTAGTTCGAATATTCTTGCATTGCCGATATATCCATTGTTAACAAAGTGCCAGCCCGACGGGGGTAAAGTGCCAGCACTTCGTAATATCGTTCTGAACTGTTAATTGCAATAGGCAGTCGTGCTGTTGTTCCCTGATTCGTGTAAGATTGGTCGATTAATTCCGAAGCCGAATAATTTGGCATATATGTTTCAGCTATCCAGGGCGCGGCGTCTGTTGCAGTTATATTAATAAATACGATAGTCGGTACTGGCGGCACAGGTGCTTCGCCTTGTATTTCCCCACAGCAAACGTCGTAAGCGGGGCCGCTTATTGGTTCGCTGGTTTTGATTTGCCCGCAGCAAATGTCGAATTGCCTTGCATCGGGTGCCGTTGGTTGTGGTATTTGGCCACAGCAAATGTCGTAAGCGGGGCCGCTTATTGGTTCGGCGGCGGTTACAGGCAGACGCAAAGGCCGATAGTCGGCTTTAAATTCGGCGGTGGTGGTGTAGGCTGTCAGTTCGCCAGCGTTGCCAAAAACGCCTTGTGCGGTTACAACGGCAACCTGCGGCCGTGTGTTTGCGCCCAGCAAAACACGTTCGCCTTCGTTGGTGGTGGCAATAAAGGCGTAGTGGTCAACGTCCAGCATCGGGTCGTCGGGCGTAACGAATTGCAGTTTGGCGGTGTAAACAATCTGCTTATTCACAACGGCCTGTTCAATGGTGAGCGTGGCGCGGCTGTTAACCATACAAACAACGTCGGTAAAGGTGTTTGTCGGTTCGCTGGCAATGCCCAAATAGGGGTTGTTTTGCCCACTGAAGGCCAAAGTCGTAGCCTTACAATACTGTATGCGTTTAATTCCGAAAAGTGCCATTTCGCAAATGTTTAAAAATCGGTTTTAATTCGTTAATTTTCAGCAAGTTTAACACCTTTTTCAGCGTAAAGTTTGCGAAGCCTGTAATACTTCTGTCTGATACATTCCCAGTAATGGTCGTCGATGCCGTGTTTCTCAAGCCAGGCGTATATCAACGTTGTTAACTCGCAGTTGTAACGCTGCGCGTCGCCAAGTTCGGCCCAAAGGTTCTGCACAAACAGCGTCTCAAGGCTTTCGCGTACCAAACTTAACGCACGCGGGGGCATATAAAAATACCCAGCCCGCGGGTCCTTTTCCTTTGTTATCGGTATTTTGATTTGCAGATTGCCCGACAGTTGCGGCGGTGCGTCTTTGGGTTGGTGTTCAACCCAGCGTTTTATTAGTTTCGATTCAGGGCTTTCGCGTGGAAATTCCACGGGGCTGCCGAAGTGTTTTGTTGCCCACTGTGCCAAATATGGCTGCACATCAATATAAAACGTCCACATATATATAGGTGTTTTGTGCGATTTCGCTTTTGTTCAAAATTACACACTTTTTCGTAAAGTGGGCTATTTTTTGAAAAAAAAGCAAGGTTTGTTTCGCTGTCGCCAGATTGAAAAAAATATTGTTGAAAAAATATTGTAGGGGCATTTTTCGCGTCTACAATTGTCTACGTTTGTATATGCGCGGTGCGGCAGATAATTATTTTATTGATTTTCTTTATTATACCCTTATTTTAAGCATATACAAAAACCGAAAATTTTGCCGAAAAACATATACAAAATGGTGCCGACGTAGACAAAAATTTTGCCCAACTGCCTGAATCGGCCAAACGTAGACAAAACATATACAAAACATATACAAAATTTTCGGCTCATATACAACGCTTTCGAGCGGTTAAATAATTGTGTGTGTGTGAATTACAAAAACATATACAAGCATATACAACCATATACACGAAAATATGCCTCGCGTGCGCGCGTAAGTGAATTTTTAAGGTGCACGGCTAAAAGGTTATAAATTAGGGTGTTGAGTGTTTGGCGTCGGGTGTTGGTTGGCGGCGGTGGGTGTTTGGGGGTTGGTGTCGGGTGTTGGGTGTTGGGTGTTGGTGGGTTGGATTCAGGCATTAGGCATTAGGCATTAGGCATTAGTCGTCAGGCGGTGTTTTTGCGGTTTTTGGGTTAAATGGTTGATTGTGTGGCGTGTTCACTTTTTGGGGGTAGGTTGCACCCAAAAAATGGCACAAGTTGCCGTAAGGTGTGCGGATTTTTTGCACAGGTCGGAAACAAAAAACGCCCCGTCGGATTGTCGGCGGGGCATCACCTAAAAAAACTCGTTGCGGCGGCTTTCTTATTTGAGTTGGTAACGCCGCAACTAAATAATAAAGAACCTTTGCCGTTTTTTGTCTATCGGGCTAAAACGGCGTTTCAGAAACGTGCCCTGTCTCTTTGTTATTGGTGTCGGGTGTTAGGTGTTGGGTGTTAGGTGTTAGTAGTCGATATAGTAGATTGTTTCGTAGCCTTGCAGAATCGAAACGTCGCATTGTTTGGCGTCAGATATTTGGCTGGCGCGTTGCAGCGCATCGGCATACGGCATTGGCCCTTCAATCTGGCTGTCTTTATACAGAACGCAAAAAGGTGCTTTCAGGTCGTCGGCGGCTTCCACTTTGAAAGCGTCGTGCAAAATGCGCTCGACGTCCGACAAAGTGAAAACCGTTTGCCCTTCGGCACTCAATTTGGTTATAACGCTTTCAACGTAGCGTTTCCGCGCCTCAAGGTGTTTCCAGTCTTTCATTTTTCAAATATTGATTTGTCAGGAAATAAGGCTGTCAGTATTTCGCGGCCGCCCAGGTTCCAAAACTTTTCCTCTGTGCTAAAACATTCGGTGTCGCCTATCTGGCGCAGAAGGTCGTTGTAGTTGGCGGCGGTCAGAATCTTATTGTCTTTGCGCGGCACGGGCTTTTCGCCTGTCTTATCGACAATGATATTGGCCATTGCCGAATCGAACAGAATGCCACGCTCAAGCAAAAAGGCGGCTTTGTAAAGGTGCGCAAATTCGTGCATCAATTTTTTGTCGGCAGGAAAACAGGCGTGCTCTGAATAGTTGGCGTAAGGCAGCCCAGCGGCCATTAATATAGCGCGTGTGTTAACGGCGGCTATCTGGTAAAGGTTGCCGCCAAACTTCGGGTTATTGGTTACGGCTTCGGGCAGTTCGCGGTTCTTAAGGTAAATCGGGTAGCGGTCGAAGTCGGTAGGCCGTATGTAATAATAGTCGTCGGCGCAGATTAGAAAACGGTTGCCCAGTTCGGGCACTTCGGCAGCGCGGAAAATGGCGGCTGTAATGTCGTTTTCCTTGTGCAGGTTCTTATTGCTGTCGTAGCCTATTTCGGTTATTTCGTCGCTGGCCCAGTCGGGCTTACGGCCTAACAGCCAAACGCGGCTAACGTTTTGGCCGTTCTTTTCAAGGGCACGCAGGCTGTAACGTAGTTCGGTGCCGTCTTTGTAGTGGTTCCATAAATATACAATATCCATAATTTTAAGGTGTTAGGTGTCGGGTGTTTGGTGTTGGTTAACTTATAGGTTAATTTTTCAGTGGCTCAATTTTTTCGACGCCTAAAATGGTTTCGCCCTGGTATTCGATACTGGTTGCGCCGTTGGCGGGTCGGTAGTTGAGTTCGTAATAATCGTAGGTGCCGTCGCTAAAGGTTACGCGGTAAACGCGCATCGGGCGGCAGGCGGTGGCCGTAAGGCATAAGGCACAAGCCAAAAGGCATAAGGTTTTTGCTTTCATTGTTCGTTGGTTTTTAATTCATTATATTTATTTAACACTAAATCAAAAAGTTGCTTTTGTTTTTTTGTAAACGGCCTGAATGAATGGTTGAGCCAGCGGCATATATATTCGGCTTTGCGGTCGGCATAGTCCAGTTTGTCGCCTGTTATTATCCAGTCAATTGCCGCGTTACTTTTTTTTCGGGCTGCAATGGCGCAGTCGATTAGTTTTGGGTGCTCCAATAAAGCCTTGTAGTTGGCCGTAAAGTTGGCCTTTGGGCAAATAATGCAACCAACGCGGCGTTGCATTTTGTAGGCTGGATTCATAGGCAAATTGTGGCGTTTCAGATACTCAAACACTTCGTCGTCGTCCCAGTCTAATATCGGTTTGAGTTGGATTTCGGACGGTGCGCCGCTGGCCACGCATTGCGCCTGAAAATAGTTGCTTATTAGTTCGCGGTTCCGCTTTAGTGTCCGTTTGCTTCGTGTTTCCAAAACGTGGCGTTTTGCCCTTTTTGCGCTTTCGGCCTTGCGAACGCCCACAATCGAAGCATCATCTACATAGTGCGGGTTGTGTTTGTAGTCAACGCAGCAATAAGCCGCTTCTACTGTCGGCAAAAAGCCGTTGTGGTTGGTTCTTATATTTTCGAAAAAGCCTTGCATTACTTCGCGCCTCCACTCAATTTGTGGGTAATATTCACGAATAAAGCGCAGCGTTTCGGCAGTCTCGAAACAATGATTGAAAACGGCACGAAACTTTATGCCAGCCCGCAAGCATAGGTCGTAACAAACTTGCGAATCTTTGCCGCCTGAAAAGCCCAGCACAGGCACAAAGCCCATTTTTTCGGCTATTCGTGCAAACTTGCGAATGCGCTCAATGGCTTCGTTTTCAAATTGTTCGTCAAAAAGCGTCATTGTTTTGCGTTTTGAAGTTTATAGCCTGGTTGCGATTCGAGGCGTTGTTTCAATCTGTAAAAGCATTCGGCCACAAGGTTGTTGAAGGTGGCGGCAAACTTCGGCTCAACGTAGCCGTAGTCGGCGGCGGTTTTGGCGGTGTTGCACAGGCTAATATAGCCTTCCTTCAGGCGTTCAACCATAATGCGCGGGTCGCCAAGTTCGAAGCGGCGCGTTGCGTCGGCTTGCATCTGTTCAAAGGCTTGCGCTTCGGCCTGCCTTTGGTCTTCGGTTCGAATAAGTGGTTGCATATCAATATAGAATTACGTGTTTAACAAAGTCGGGGTCGTTTATCATTCCCGCCTGTACGATTATATATTGCTCCGTTTCGAGTTTCAAAGTGGTTGGCGGTGTGGTGTTCACGGCCATTGGCACGTTTCCAAGCCCCAGGTCGTAAAGAACCGACAACAGGCGGTCGGCGGCTTTTGCCTGAAGCAAAACGCCTTCAATGTCGATAGCGGTTGTTTCCACGTCCCAACAGGCGCGAAAAACCTCGCGCAAGGCAATATTCAGTTTGGTTGCGCTTAACTGACTGTTGCAGGGTGCCGTTGGAATTACGGCGGCAATATTGGGCGTTAGCGACGGTTCGAAGTCGTATTTATCGAGCATTCCTGCCGTATCTTTTACAATCAACAAAATATGCGTGTCGGTGGCGTAAAGAACCAATTGCCCGTTCGGCATTTTGAAGTAGTGCGGGTTGCACAGTTCGGGGTGGTATTCGTTGTCGGTGTTTCGGCAGCGCATCAACGCTTTAATTACATTATCCATAGTAGTAAGGTGTTAGGTGTTGGGTGTTTGGTGTTTTGCGCGTTCGGCCAGCACGGCGTTAACGCGGTCAATTTCGGTGTCGAGCCGCTTTTCAAGTTCCTTCGATTTTTGCAGGGCGTCGGCACTTTTGGTTTTGAAGTAGGTTTTTTGTTGGAACCGCATTGCGGCCACAAGTTCAAAAAAGGCTTTTGCGTTCATAACTTTATATTTTTTAGGTGATTACTGTTTAACTGTTGGTTTTTCGAGCGGCACGGCACGCGGCACAAAGAAGCCGCAGGCGGGCGAATGGTGAAAACGCTTGTAGGCATCGTAAGGGCAGCGCAGCATAAAGTAGCGGCCTTCGGTGTCGCGGTTTATGTCGCTATAATCGGGCGCGGCCAGTTGGCATTCGTTGCAGTGGCGCGTCTGCGGCGCATTTTCGATTTTTGATTTTTGATTTCGTATTTTCATAAGGCATTAAAATTCAAGTGGTAAGTCTTGCTGTTCGTTTTCCACGTAGTTGTTTATATCAATATTAAACATCGTTTTAACGGCTTCGTAGTCGAAGGCCATTGCACGCTCGTTTTGTACGATTGTTACGCTTTCGGTGCTGCTGCCGCTGGTTACGGTGGTTTTCTGTTCCACGCCTTTAACTATCATCTTAAAGCGCATCGACGCTTTGGTGCCCAAATATTCTTTTGATTGCTCCAGATAGTATTTGAGCGATTGGCGCGGCAGGCACGTTTCGCCCAGGCTGCGATATTGCTTTGCGTAAAGGTGGAAAATTCGCGACGGGCGCAAATACAAAATAAGGCGCGGCGTTTGGTATTCCTGTTCCACAAGGTTTGTTTTGAGCACCTTTTCGGGCGCAATGCGAAAATCGCAGTCGAGCACCATTTCGCCCTGTTGTACCAATACTTGCACGCATTCCCAGAAGTTGGCCAATTCGTTGCTGGTAAAACAGTTGCTTTGCTGTTCAATCATATAATCGTAACACACGTTGAAAACGTGCTCGTAACTGTAAGGCAGCGTTAAATATTTGCTAATTATCTTATACACAACTAAAAGCACTTTGTAATTACCTAAAATGCGGTCTTCAATAACCGTTTTGCCCAGGCGGTCGTTGAGTTGGTCGGAAACAACGGCCAACTGGCTGGCAATTTCGCGTTCAACCTGCGGGCGGTAGTTCAACAGTTGCAGCGTAATGTGGCTAAAGCCTTTGCGTTGCAGTTCGGCCAGTTCGTTAAAGTTCTTTTTGGCTTCGGCTGTAAAGGTTGTTTCTGAAAACCGCAGGAAAACAAAGCGGCTAAACAGCGCAATGTCGGCGGTGGCCATTTCCTGGCCGCTCAATATCAACGCACAGTCAACAAGGGTGCTTTCAACTTGTTTGTCGCGGTCAAGGCTCATACGGCTTCGGCCCGTGTTATCCCAAACGCCCTTTAACGATTCGCGAATGCGTGTGTCTAAATCGTTTCTAAACTCGTCGAAGTGCACTATTGCGTTCGATACTTGCGCCAGGTTGTTGGCAATGGCGGCTATTGTGGTATTGTTCAAGTTCAACGGCAGGTCTTTAAGTTGGAAAAACCGCTTAAGCGATACGGCTAATTCGGTTTTGCCGCTGCCTTTTGGCCCGAAAAGGTTGAGAATCGGAAAATGTAACGAAGTGTTGTGCAAAACCACATCTTTGAAAAGGCTTGCAATGTAGAATGCCAGGCCGATAACGCCATTTGAGCCGTAAACGGTGCCGATTCGGGTAAAGGCTTCTGTCAGTGTGCAGTTGTTATATCCGAAGTGGCTAAAGTTCTTTTCGAACTCAAACAGCGTGCGGTCGCTGGCGTAAATCATCGATTTTGAAGGCAGATAGTAGTTGTTGCCGTTGTCGAGCCTGACAATGCCCAGGTCGTCGGCTTCGCAAAACTGGCCGTCTTTGTAAAGGCCGTTGCCGAAAGCAAAAAAGCCGTCGCGGTTCCAGCCTAACTGTTTGATTTCGACAGCCGTCTCCGTCTGTTCGTAAAGGTAGGTTTTGAGTTTCGTTAGTTGCTCGTCTTTAACCTGCCAAATGAAGTTACCCAAGCCCTCGACCTTCTGTTTAAACTTCTGAAGGCTAACAAGGTCTTCGGCTTTCAGTTCTACTATTTCAGTCTGTTTGCCGTTTGTAATCGAAAACAAACGCTTCGGAAAAACCACGTCTTTTATATGAAACAGCGGCTCAAGCGTAAAGTTGCTCCATTGTTTCGGTTTGCCGTTTTCGCCTGCGCTTATATAGCCGTTATTCTCAACCCAAAAGCCGTAAGTTTCGTAAAGGTCCAATTCGCCTTTGCCGCGCCTTACGTTGCGGTGCTCAAGGCGGTCGGCCAGTGCGTTAAGGTAGGCTTTGCGCAGCATCGCTTTCGCGCCCTTTATTCCCGACAGCGTGGCCACTTTGTCAACCCACAAATTTGCCCGTGTTTCGTCGTCAATAAGGGCAATAACGCTGGCAATTTCGTTAACAAACTTTGTGTTTTCGTCAACGGTTACGCCTTCGCCTTTTGGCTGTATGTGGTTAAGATACCACATTATAAAGTCCTGTTGTTGCAGGCCTTTGAGTTTGTCAATGGTGGTGAAGTAACTGTCGGCGTCAACTTTAACCTTTTTGTCGGGTTGCGGCAGTTCGCGAATGTAAACCGACAGGCCGCATTCCATAGCCATTTTGGCGTTGGCAATGGTGCCTTTAATGCCTGTGCCGTCGTCGGTGTCCTTTTCCACTGCGTCGGCATCAGGAATAAAGCAAACGTTGTTTGTTATCGGTTGAATTAGTTTAAAGTGCTCTTTGGTGTATTTGCTGCCCAAACAAGCCACGGCGTTGTTGGCACCGATTGCCTCAAGGCGCAGAACATCGGGCGCGCCCTCCACTAAAAACATAAGGTCGGCCAGTTTGGCGGCTTTTTTGGCGAAGTTCAGGCCGAAAAGGGTTGCTTTTTTGCCGTAAATGGCACTGTTTGCGCTGTTCAGATATTTGGGCACGTCTGGCTCATCGCCAATGTAGCGGCACGTAAAGCCGATAATATTGCCCGTGTTGCTGTAAATTGGTATCGTTACGCGGTCGCGGTAATAGTCGTGCCGCCGTCCGTTGTCGGGGTTGACGTAAATAAGTTTCAGTTCCTCGAAAAACTTGCGGTTAAGGTTGTTTTCGATTGCCCAACTGTCGAGCGCGTGCCATTCGTCGGGCGCGTAGCCAATGCCGATAGATTTTGCGAAGTCAAGGCCCCAGCGTTTTTCGACGTAGGCTTTTGCGCGTTCGCTTTTCTCAAGTTGCGAGACAAAGAACCTTTGCGCCTGTTTGTTGGCATCGTATAGGGCAACGTAGTGCAGGCCTTCGGCAGTGTCTTCGGGGCGTTTTTCTGGAATTTTAATGTCGTATTTTTTTGCCAAATAAACCATTGCGTCCCAAAAGGCAAGGCCTTGCGTTTCCATTACAAAGTCGATTACGTTGCCGCCTTTGTGGCAGCCGTAACAGTGCCAGTGCTGGCGGTCAGGCTCCACGGCCAACGACGGTGTTTTTTCCTTGTGTATAGGGCAACAGCCAAAATAACGGCTGCCTTGTTTGCGCAGGCTTATTGTTTCCTCGACAATTTCGCGAATGTCGCAGCGGTCCAATATTTGCTCTTTTAGGTCCATAGCGATTATTTGGTGTTGGGTGTTTTAATTTGCTTCGGCCAACGCTTCACATAAAGCGCGGCTCATATTTACTTCTACGGCATTGCCGATAAACTTTTTTTGCTCTGCCTGGTTGCCGATTAGCACGTAGTCGGCCGGGAACCCCATTATTTTTTTGAGTTCGTTTACTTTGAGCATTCGCATTTTTATATCGATTATCTGATACAATGCCATAAATTGTTTGATTTTCACCATTATTGGGGTGTCAGTCTCATAAATAACAATCGCCTTTTCACCAGTTTTAGTTGTTATAAGGTAAGGCGGCATTTTATCCATTCGCGCAATTAGTGTAAAACACGGGTTATCAATTGAACTGCCGTTTGAATCGAATTGCGGGTTAACCAAAAATTGCAGGTTGCACAGTTTTTGTTTCGGGTGTGTGGTAATAGCCGGGCAAACAGAATCTATTGAATTGCCACTGCCGCTGTTTCCATATTCATTGACAATAAAGCGCGGTTGAATCAAGCCCAGACGGTCGTGCGTTACTATTGTGGGGGCTGGTTTGTCGATTGAATGATTTTGCCCGTTGCCATAGTAGGCCGTAACAAAAGCGTGGTGGTCAATTGTGGTAATTGTTCCGGCAGGCTTGTCGATACTTTGGTTTTTGCTGTCGGGGTTTCCGCTAAATTGCTTCGACAAAAAACAAACTTTCACAATGCCCAGTCTGTTTTGAACGGCAACTGTCTGGCACGGTTCGTTTATTCCGGGGGCAACGTATTTGCCGCGTTGGCTCATAGAGTTGTATTTTATTAGGAACGCATCGAACTGTTTGCGGGTTGTCCCGGCAACGAATTTCACAAGCCCGGCATAAATGCGTTCAAGCGTGCGGTCGCAAAGTGGTTGCCGCCGGGTAAAAATACTTTCTCCTTCGTCGGCCAGGTCGAGCACGTCGCGAACAGGTTTCCATTTGTTCAGTTTAACGTTGAAAATTGTAAGGTTTTTATCGTTGCTGCCTTCTTTGCTGTGGGTTGGTTCCGGGAAACTGTGCGGCAGTCCTTTTTTTGCGAATTGCCCGAAAAAACGTTTGCGGCTTGTATATGCGCCAAAGTCGGCGGCGTTTAACAATCGGTACCGGAAACTATAACCGTAGTTTTCAATAGTGTTGCACCAGCGTAAATATGCGGTGCCTTTGTCGCGGCTTACGGGTTTGCCTTTTTCGTCGAGTTCGCCCCAGCACATAAACTCTTCGACGTTTTCAATTTGGATATAATCGGGGTTTAACGCTTCTATATATCGAAAAAGGTGCTCTGCCAACGTTCGGCTGTCGGCATCGCGGGGCTGGCCGCCTTTTGCCCGGCTAAAATTCGTGCATTCAAGCGAAGCCCACAAAACTAAAAGCGCGTCCGGGTATTGTTTTTTCATTTTTTCGGTTTGTGCAACCAACGGCGTAAGGTCGAGCGTTCTCACGTCTTCGGTAAAATGAACCGCCTCCGGGTGGTTCGCAAGGTGCGAAGCAATGGCGTTTTTGTCGTGGTTGACGCACGCTATTACTTTGGCGCATTTCTGGCCGTGCAGTTTTGCAAGTTCAACGCCTGTGCTGGTGCCTCCGGCACCGCAAAAAAGGTCGATATACAATAAATGTCTCATTTTTGTTTTTTAATCGTTTATTTTTTGATAAAAACCGAAGGGGCGGCGGTGGTGGCTTTTGAAGCCGAAAATTTGAAAACAAATAGTCGTTGAACTTTACGCTGCCCAACCTTTTATTGAGCCTTTACCTTTGGTTTTTCTCGTTAATTCACTGTTAGGCTGGCAGACGGCCGAAGGCGCGGCGAATTTTCGAAAATCCAGCCTTGCGGCTGTCGTGTTGCGTATTCTTTTCAACCCTTTTTATTGAAACTTCACGGCCATTTGTCAGCATAAAAAAAGCGGTCGGCGTCCAGGCTTCCCAAGTTGCACCCGTGTTTGCAGCCGCGGGTGTCCCTCTTTTGCTGTTGCACCTTTTATGCAACCTTCACCGCTTTTTGTCAATATCTTAAAGAACGTATGGTAAAAAATGCCGTCGGCGGTCCCAGGTTCCAGCGTGTGCGCCCTTGCGGGCGTGTAGTTCGTTCAGTGTGCGGCCTTTTATCGCGCACCCTTCACGGCAATTTTTATAAGTCTGAAACTTCCACTGGTTCGGGTGTGCGGGCTGGCGCGGTTGTGCGGCGCGTCAGGGTGTTGACGGCTTCGCTGCCGCTGTCGTAGTCCCAGTCTATCCCGTAATTGGCAAAAACCTTTTTGCATTCCAGCACCTGGTTCATTCGCCACAAACGCTGCCCGCGAATGTAAAGGCTCCACGAAGTGCGGCTGCCGTGGTCAATTCCGAGCGCGTTTTCAAGGTCGCGGCGTGCGGCATCGTATTGCCCGACGGTCAACATTCCGACCGCATCGCTAAATGTTCCTTTTACTTTAATCATAATTTTCAAATAGTTTCGTTTTTTACAATTACTTTTGCAATCGCAATAATTACGAATGCAAGTATAGTAAAACTTTGGCACATTATACCATAATATGCTAAATTTTTTAAAAATAATTTTCAAATGGTTGATTTAAAACAATTTAGAGAAGCAAATAATTTGAAGCAAAGCGAAGTTGCTGATTATTTGGGCGTTAAAACGGCGTTTTTTTCGGCAATGGAACGGGGGCGGTCGAAATTGCCTAAAAAATACGTTGATTTACTGATTAATAACGATAGGGGCTGGCAAATTATCGGCATCGATACCTATAATAATAAAGTAGCCGAGCCGCAAGCGCAATACGGCGCATCGGCGCAAAACTGGCCGTCGATAGTTGCCGATTTGTCGGCTAAAATTGGTGAGCAAAACAGCCAGATTGATAGGCTGTTGTCGATTGTCGAACAGTTAACGTCGCAAAAAAAATGAAACATTTTGGCAAAGTTTTCAGTGAGTTGCTGTTTCGCAGCGGTGTAAGTCAGAAGGCCGTTGGTGAGCAATTGGGGCTGTCGCACGTTACTATTACGCGAATGAAGGAAACGCCAACCGTTGACGCTGCCGTGTTGGAAAAAGTGTGCCGCGTTTTCCACGTTCCTGTTACCTACTTTTTCGACGCCGACGTGTTGGGCGAAGGCGAAAGCGGCGGCAAAACGCTGCACGTTGCAATGTTAGAACAGCAAAACGCAATGTTGCAAAGGTTGGTGGACGAAAAGGAACGGACGATACAGATATTGCTTAAAGCATAGGTGTTGGGTGTTGGGTGTTGGTGGTTAGGCATTAGGCATTAGGCATTAGTTGCAAGGCGGGCAAAAAAAACGCCGTGTGGCAACACGGCTGCGCCCTACGTTGCGCCCGAAACTACTTCAATAATGCCCTTTGAAGTTGTGCACCTTGCGGTGGTCGGAGGTTACGTTCCGCACGTCTGCGGCACCTGGCACAAAGGTAGCAAACTTATTGTCCGAAGCAATAGCGCAAAACGGCATCGTTGGCGCGGTCAACGCGGCTAAAGTCGGCACGAATGTAAATATCGGTAACGCTTCGTCGGCTGTGGCAAAGTGCCATTGCCACATCGTCAAGGCTAACGTTGCAGTCGTTTCGGGCAATGGTGGCCCACGTATGGCGTGCGGCGTAGAATTGCAGGTTGTCAATGCCGCAAAGTGCGCCAATGCGTTTCAATCCCTTATTCACAGCCTTGTTAAAATTTTCGGCGTTGCTGTACGTGTGCCTGAAGGCAAAGCCTTTGCCCTTCGGGTCGGCATAGCGTCGGCAAAGGTCGGCGGCAAAGGGGTGCACGGCCACGGTCAACAGTGCGCGGTCGCGGCGTTTGCCCTTCGTCTTGCTGCGGTTGTAGGTTAGGGCGGTGTCGGTTAGTTCGGTAAGGCTGTAAAGGTCAACCGTATTAATGCCGCAAAAGGCAAACGACAAAAGGAAAATATCGCGGCCAAAGTTGGCTATCGGGTCGGCTGCCTGGCAGTCGGCTATCTGGCGCAGTTGGTCAACCGTCAGGGCACGTTTTTTTGTGGGTTCGGGTTCGGGTATTTTGTAGTGTTCGAAGGGGCTGCGCCTTATTCGCTCCGCGCCGTCGGCGTTAAATTCGTCGATAGCGGCGTTGTATATTTTGCGCAGGCAACTTAAATACATCTGCACGCCACGGCTGCCAACCTTTGAGCGCAAAAAAGCCTCGTAGCGTTGCAGAAACGGCACCGTAACGGCGGCAAACTGGCAGCGTGGTGCAAACTCATCTAATCGGGCAATGGCGGTGCGATAGTTGGCGGCGGTGTGTGCGCGGCGGTCGGCGGTCCAGCGGTCGGCCAGTTCGCGCCCGAAGTCGGCCACGGTGGGCAGGGGCTTTGCCTGCACGTTGACAATGCGCTGCACGTCGGCAATGGTGTTTATCTGAAGCACGTTGGCGTTGAGCGTGTCGCGCATCTGTTCGGCCACTTTGGCGGCAGCCATAAAAAGCCGATAGTCGGCAATGTTGTTAAGGTCTTTCGTTAGTTGCTTTCGAGTTGCCACAAGCGGCGTGTCGAAGTAGCGCGTCTGTTGCCGATAGGTTACGCGAATCTTTACGGGAAAAAGCCCGTCGGCGCGTCGGTAGTGTTTATACACTATTGGTTTGATACTTAACATTTTGAGTTACGTTTATTTTTTGATTAGACAAAACAAATGCGAAACAAGGCTTGCGCCGTGCTTCGTAAAACTTTCGCAAAAATTTTCTAAAGTGCTGTTTTTTAGGTGATTTGTTTTGCGTTTTGTTGCAACCCTCAGTCTTGCAAACGAAACTTTTTGCAACAGAAAAACGCTGTAAAAAGCCGTGCAAATAGATGATTTTCACGGCTTTTATATTGAGCGGGTAACGGGGTTCGAACCCGCGGCCTTCAGCTTGGGAATCCGCCCCGGCGGCAAAACGCAAAATATTAAAACAAAGGAAAATACGAACAAAAAAACGTTTTGCGGCGTAAATTGGCCGTAAAACGTTAAATAATAACAAATAGAGAAACAAGCCTTTAGCCTTGTTCATTCTGTTGCTTTTTAGGTGATTCGCGCCGCGAATATACACCTAAAGTTTGTAAAACTCCCCTTCGGCTATCTTTTCGAAGCCGCGGGCGGTTATCGAATATTTAATTTGTTTGCAAGCAAATAGTTGATTTTTAATTAAAAAAGCGTGTAAAACGTTGAAGGTTTTTGTTTTAGGCACAAAATTTATATCGGTTATAACCGACGTTTCTATTTCGGTTGTGTCTTTGTAGAATAAGTGATAAAAGTTTTGCACGGGCGTTAAAGTTGTGTAAAGCCTTTTTCTTAATGTCATATCGTAAGGTTGTTCGCTGCCTGTAATGTATTGGCCAGGGTTAAGTTGCGATTCGAGTTTTGCTTTAAACATCGACGTAAGAATGTCGTAAGTTGCGTCGTGCGTGCCAAGTGTCGGCGGTTCGTCGAATGCAAAGTTTTTCGACAAAAAGCCCAGACAAACTTTGTCGATAGTTATTCGGCCTTCGGGTGTTTCCAGTTCGTCTAATAATTCCTGTATGTTTTGCCCGTTATTTTGGGTGTTATGGCCAAAGGCTTCGGCAATTTTAATTTTTACGTCTGCATACAAATGCCCTGTTATTTGCAAATCGCCGTTTTGAATATAGAAGTAATGGTGTTCGTCGATTAGTTCCTCTTCAAAATTCATAAGCGGCACAAATTTTAAAGTAACTTTTTCTTCAAGGTCATTCGAAGGCTCCCACCTGTCTATCGCATTGCCATATATTTTGCTGTTAGAAGCATACGGCGACGACACTTTTATATTTCTTTCTACATTACGGCCAAATATATAGGGGTTGCCGACGTTTGTAAGTTTGTTTGCATCGGTAATGATTGGAACGGTTTTAAAATCTTCGCCCAAAAACTCAACCCCATAATCAGGGTAGGCAATGTCGTAAACTTTCGCTTTGTCAGAATCTGATACGGTTTTTTCGTTGTCAACTTCGCGCTGGTATTCATCTACCACATTTTCAATAGTTTCGTTTGTGGCCGTATCTGAATAAATGTTTTTACGCAAATAAATACTTGTTTGTTCCTCGTTAATATCTACTACGCAATTAAAAAGGTTTTGCAACAGTTCTACAAATTCAATAAACGTAATATGCGGCAAAACATCTGCAATATATTGTACTTCAGTGCTATTAGCAATTATTAGATTATTGTAAAAAGTAATGTTTTCGAGTTCGTTTAAAACAATATTAAGCCCCAACACCTCAAAAACTTTATTCACCATTATTTTGAGTTTCGGCTGTGGCGCAAGCCGTGCTGGCAGAATATAGTAAGGGTGGCCAGTAGGCCAAAACACTTCAGGGTCGCGCAGGCAAAAAACAAGACGTGTGGTAAATTCATCGGCAGGGCCTATTGGGTTCATTATTTCGCCAGTGTCGTGGTTGATAATCGGCGTTAGCACAACGTTTCCGTTTGTATAATCGCTGTAATTTTTTTGCGTCCAATAAAAGCCGTGGTTTACTGACGATTGCGTGCCCACTTCGGTAGGTTCTACTTTACTGCCGTCTATTTGCGCCTTCCCGTCTTCCCACTTAAGGCCCCACTGTGTAATGTCGCCGAGTTCCAGCTCATCAATATACACTTTGTCATATTTGTTTTTCCAATTTTCTTTGCTTCTACCCTGCAAAAGTTGCACCGAAATACTATTGTCTGTAATGCCAACCACAACGGCGGTGCCGTTGACTATTACCTTGTTATCAACAATAAGTTGTGCTGGCCAGCTGCGCGTCGAAAGCGATTTGTCGAAACGGTTAAGGTGGCCGAATATCTTTGCGTTGTTGCTAAACGGCTGCATCGGCAATTTAACGTCGTAAGTGTACGTCGAAGCCTTGCTAAAATAAAGGTTTTCTGTTACCAACGTAATTTTAAAGTCGGTTGGCAGGTCGCAAAGGTGGCCGTCGATATATAGTTGTGTCATCGTGCGTTGTTGATTAATTGGTTATACTTCTTTTGTTGGCGGTCGATACCATTGCGGCCGTCGATACTGGCTATTGCTGTAATGCCTTCGTCGAGTTGGTCAGACAGGCGGCGCAAAACATCGGCATTGGCGGCAATTGCGGCTGCGTTGGCCTCAAGTGCTGCGGCATTGTCGGCGGCTTGCGGTGTTGCGCCTGCGGCTGGCGTTTGAGCGTTGACGGCTTTAACCACGTCGGGGCTGGTTCGGCTGTAAAGGCTTGCGGTTACATCGTCGGCGGTCAGGCTGCCCACGGTGTTGTTACGTTGTGCGCGGTCGATAAGGTTAAGGGCTGGCCTTATTTCGGCGTTGCCCGTGGCGAATCGGTTTGCCACAAATTCGTCAGAGTGCACAATGCCCTGCGGTTCGTCCCAACGGCCCGACGGTGTAAAACCGCCCGAAGCGTAGCCCGCAGCCTGCGCCTGTTGTTGCTTTTTGATTGCGGCAACCTGAATCGCGCCAGCGGCCAACGCTGCGGCAGCGGCTATTGGTCCGAGCACCCAACCTGCCACTGGTATAGCCGACGCCGACGAATAGGCATTAATTGCGGCCAGTGCCGTTTGGGCAATGGCTTGCGCAATTTGTATTTTCATTGCCTTTTCGTTGGCTTTCGTCTTTTCGGCGGCAATTTTCTGGTCGCGTTCCTTTTCCAGTTTTTCAACCTTGCGGTGGTTGCGGCCTGCGGCGTCGATGCGTTTTTCGTATTCGGCTTCGATTTTGGCCGTTTCCAGGTCGGCGTTTGCCTGAATAAGATTAGACGACGCCGACAAAATGGTGTCGATATTGCCCCAGGCCTCCTGATATAGGTTGCTGATTTGGCCCAGCATATCGTTTGTGGCTTGCACCTTTGCGGCTTCGGCCTGTTCGTGCGTTAAAATGCCTTGTTTTTCCAAGTTTTCAATGGCTTCGAAACGCGCTTTGTAGGTGTCAATAATTGACAGATTGCCCGCCTGAATCTGTTTTGTTTCGGCGTCGAGCAATTTTTGCGCCAGGTCGGATTTGGCGCGGGCGGCATCGGCAAAGGCCACGTCGCCAGCCTCCAGCATCGCATCAATTTGCGCCGCGCCTTCGGTATATTCTTGCAGGGCTATTTTGGTGGTATATTGGCTATTGAAAGCCTTAAGCCCTTCGTTGTAAGCCTTTGCAAGTTCCTGTTGGTGTTTGGCTTCGGCGTCTTCGATTTTCTTTTGCGTTGCTATATAGTCGTCAGAAAATTCGACGTAAGCGTTGCGCACCTGAATAAGGTGTTGAATTTCGGCCTGAAAAACAGCCTCGTTGTATTCCTTTTCGCTCATTTCGCCTTTGGCGTAGCGTAACGTCAGAAGGTTGGTGAGTTTCTTATAGTCGTCTTCAATATCTTTGATATTGCGGGCGCGTGTCTGTTTGTCCTGTTCGGCCAACTTTTGCGCCAGTTGCGCGTTAAGGTCGGCATATTCACGGCTGTTTTCCTTATAAAGTTGCAAGCGGCGTTGCAGGGTGTCGATTTCGATTTGCAAAAGTTCGGTTTGGTATTGCTCCGTGGTAACTTTTGCCTGTGCGTAGCGCACTTGCAGCGCGGCGGTGTCGTCTTTGGCCTGAAGTTGCAACAATTCGTCGTCGAGTGCCACGTATTTGGCTTTGAGTTCCAGTTTTTTGCGTTCGTAGTCGGTCCATTCCTTTTCGGAAACGGTAAACAGTGCCTGTTGGCGGTCAATCAACCATTTGTCGGTGTCGAGAAGGTCTTTTTTGTATTGAGCGTAAGTTGTGCGCCCGTCTTTAAAAGCCTTTTCGATTTCGAGTTTGGCTTTTTCGGCTTGCTGTGCCAATGCGTTAAGTTGGTCGTTGCGGTTGCCGCCGCTGCCGCTTTCGGTTGGTTCGGCTGGCATTCCTGGCACGGCACCCGTGGCGGCTTCGTTTTTCTCGATAAACGCCACAAGGTCGGCTTCTTTGGCTTGCAGTTGGCCCAGCGCATCGGTAAGGGCTTTAACGTTCTTTTCGGCGTTTTCCAAGTCCTTTGTCGAGTAGAAAATGCCCGCCGCCCAGTTCTTTTGCAGTGCGGCGTTAACTTCGGCGTCTTCGCTGGTTTTTATTCCCTGGTCCGACAGTTCGTTTGCCTGCCGCTGTATTTCGAGTTCGTGGCGTTGCTTTTCAAGGTCGATTTCGGTTTGCAGGCGTTCGCGGGTAACATCGGCCAGCATCGCTTCGCTGGCTTTCATACGGGCTTTTTGTTTCAAAGTCTCGATATAAGCCTTTACGGCGGCGGTGTTTTCGTTGATTATTTCGCCCTCCTTGCTGATTTGCGCATTATAGGCGGGTATAATCTTTTGCAGTTCCTTAATGGCTGCCGTGCGGCTTTTCTCGCTTCGGTTTTTGTCGTGAATAGCCGCTTGCAACTGTTTTATTCTCGATATTTCGGTGGCCGTTTCGTCGGCAACTTTTTTCTCAATATCCAAATTCATTTGTTGTACGGCTTGCTGGTTGCGCTGTTCCTGCGTTAACTGTTTGCTTCGTTTTATCCAGACAGCCAACCCAACAACCACGGCGGCAATGGCGGCGGCAATTAGGCCGACAGGCGACAATTTGAGCGCGGCAGAAAACAGTTTCCACGCTTGCGTTGCCTTTTTTATGTTGCCCGTTAGCAAAGCGGTGGCGGCTGCCAACAGATATTTGCCCGCCGTAACGGCCTTTTCAAGTGTTTGCATCGAAAACAGGCTTTTTATATAGGCGGCAACGGCAGTAACGGCCTTTGCGTGCAATGCGTTCTGCACGGCTATTGCCACGTTGTAGGCCACAATGGCCGTAACCAACGGCACAATAACAACGGCGTAGTCTTTGAACGCTTTAACCAGTGCGGCAATAACTTTCAGGGCACCAGTCGCGCCGTCCATAAAGGCGTTAATGGCTGGTTGCAGTGTTTGCAGAATTTTCTGCCCAAGTTCGGCCAGTTCGTTTTTGAGTTGTGCCGATTTGGCGGCGAAGGTGTCGCCCATTATTGCGGCTTGCTCGACAGCCGTTTGCGTGCCCGTTACGCCGTCGGTGTATTTTGCGAAAGCGTCGGTGCTGTCAACCAAAATACTGGCCACGTTGTAGGCGTTTTTGCCGAACATCTGCACCATTTCGGCGGTGCTTAAGTTTTTGGCTTTCAGGTTTTCGAGTGCCTGTTGCATTCCTACTATTTTCGGGTTGGTGTCGTCGGCACCCTTCGAAAGTGTCAGGAAAAAGTTTTTAAGGCCCGTGCCAGCATCGCCGCCCTGTAAGCCGCGTTCGCCGATTGTCTCAATTGCGCCGACCAATTCTTCGATTTTCAACCCTGCCTGGCTGGCGGCAACGCCCGATTTTAATACTGCTTCGTTGATATTCTCAACGGCAACCGCGCCAACTTTTGAGCCAGCGGCCAAAACGTTAACGTAGCGGTCGGTTTCGTTGGCCGACGCGCCAAACTGATTCATTGAAGTTGTTACGGCGGTAACGGCCTGGTTAAGGTCAATGCCAGCGGCTTGCGACAGTCTGATTGCCTCAATTGTTACCTTGTTAAGGTCTTCTTTTACGGCCAGCAATTCAGGTTTCGCACTGCCAACCAACTTGTAAGCCTCCATTATTTCGCTGGCCGATTGCGTAACGCGCAGGCCTGTTTCGTCCATTGTCTGGCTCATTGTTTCGGCTTGCTGTTGCAGCCAACCCACGCTTGCATCGTCCAAGCCTGTAAGGGCTTGCAGTCCTGCGCGGCTTGTGTCCTTTTGGTCGCGATATTCGCGCATTTTTGCCAGCGACGCGCCAAGCCCAGCCACGCCGACGCCAGCGGCCAGCGCAAGGCCCTTCATACGTCCGAAGGCATCGCCCAAACGTTGCGAAAGCGGGGCGGCGGCCTTCTGTTCGTCGTTTATGGTTTTGAGTTCGGCTTTTACGCGCATCAATTGTGCGTTGTAGTTTTGCCATTCCTTCGAACCGCGAGCCACGGCGGGGCTTTCCATTTCCTTATTTATTGCCGCCAACATTTTGCGCAGTTCCTTCGGTTTTGCTGTGCTTAAATTATTCATTGCAGCGGCCAGGTTGTCGCTGTTTTTCTGAATATCGGCGATTTCCTTGTTAGTCTTCTTAAGTTCGGCGGTTAACGCTTTGGCGGTCTTCGTGTCGCCCGCGTCGTATGCCTTTTTGATAGATTCGGTAAGGTTGCCCGTCATCTTTTGTAACTCCTCAAGCCGCGCTTTTGCGTTCTGGCTATTAATGTTGAGCGTTACTTCTGTTGTGTTTCCGATTGCCATAATTGCGTGCAATTATTTGTTAATACACACCAAAATAATGGCGGTTGGCGGTGGCAAAAAAGACGGGGAACGGGGTGTTAGGTGTTGGGTGTTAGGTGTTGGAACCAGGCATTAGGCATTAGAAAAGCGAAAGTTGTTGCACGGTGCGCCCGTCGGGTGCTTTGATAACGCCGTGGCATTCCTTTTCAAAGCGTTCGCAACCCTTTTCGTAATATTCTTTGTCGAGTTCGCAGCCGTAATAATCAAAGCCCAATTTGTAGGCGGCTATTCGCGACGACTGGCTGCCCATCATTGGGTCGAAAATTGTCTTATACCCCCCCCCCGTAACTATTTAATATCCAAGCATATAAGGCTATTGGTTTTTGTGTCGGGTGTATGCGCAACTCTTTGTGTTTCATATTGCCTTGCAGCATACCCTGCCATTTGAATTTAAATTTGCGCACAGCCGTTGGAAAATTAGCCCAAGCCAGTTCGCAGTCGGCAAAATTGTTTTCGCCGTTTTCCTTGTCCCAAACTAACCAACAGGGCGAATCGATAGGTATTCTACTGATAAAATGATTTGCACCCCAAATAATTGCGTGTTTGCTAACTCGCAAAAGTTGCATAAACCATTCTTCGGTTGGCGGCTCAATATCCCAGTTTTTCTTTGTGAAGTTTGTGTTTTTGGCCAGTACATCGCCGCCAATTTTGCCGCCGTCCATTTTTATTCCGTAAGGCGGGTCGGCAATTGCCAGGTCAAAGCGTTTGTCGGGTTGGCTGCGCATATATTCGAGACAATCGCAATTATATGTTTCGCTTATTGCCATAGTTCGCGGTTTTGGTTGAGAAAATCGGCAGTTGATTTGCCGCAGTAACTTGCGCCGCCAAAATGAAGGCACCAATCGGCAAGGCTGATTCGTCGGTAATTGGTTAGTCGGCGGTTGGCGATTTGTTCAAGGAACCACGCGCCCGTGTCGTAGCGGCCATTGTAGCCAGGCACAAGGCGGCTCATTTTTTGGCCGTTAAAATAACTGATTCCAAGCCTTCGGCACAGCGGCCAGTTGATATAGCACAATATCGGCTGCACGCGCCAAATTTTTGGGTTGGTGTTAAGTTTGTAGGTGATTGGTCCCTGAAACAACAACGCCTCGTCATACAACGGCGCAATATTGCGTTTTAGCAAAATATCGCTATCCATTAGCACCACGGGGCGGTCGAGTTGGTTTAAAATCAATTCAATCGATAGGCAATGTTTCGCGCTGCCGTAATTGTTGACGGTTGGCCCGCGGTCAGGAAACGAAGCCACAAAGGCGGCAAAGTCGATAATTTGCCCGCTGGTGTTGTCGATATAGTCAAGGTTGGCGAAGTCGGCAAACGCCGTGAACGGTCGGGCGTCCGAGTTGTCGAGAAGGTGCACAGTGCAGCCGGGCGTGTGCTTATTCAGGCTTGCAATGGCTGCGGCCGTGAGTTCGGGCGTGTTGTAGTTGACAATTAGAACGTGGCGGCTCATCGTACAGGCATTAGGCATTAGGCAATAGTTGGTCGCAGTCGGCGTGTCCGTCGGTGCGGTAGTAAAAGGGTGCGTTGTTGAAGTACCAAGCCCAAGCCTCCTGCGGTTCGGTGTAGTTGTAGATATAGCGGGCGCAGTGCTGGCGAATAGGGCACGGGGTTTCTTTGAAAACGCCTGTGCAAAAAGTTTTATCGGTTGGCGGCTTTGGCATTTAACTATTCCAATAATCGTGGTTGGCAAATTGCTTAAAGCGGTGGTAAGCCAAAAGGCAAAGGGCGGCAACAATGCCCAACAGTAGCCAGCGAAGGCGCAGGCGCAGGCCGCCTGTGCGTGCGGTGGCGGCTGGTTCTTTGGTTGCTTCGGTGTGGCTGGCGTGGTGCACGGCTGCGGTGTCGCGCTCAACGGTGGCGGCGGTGTCCTTTGTCGTGTGTGTGGCAATAGTGGCGGCGGTGGTTTGGCTGGCGGTGGCTGTTGTGCGGTCGGTGGTTGTGGTGGTGGTTGCGGTTACGCGGCCCGCCGTGTCGTAAAGCACTGTTGTTGTTACAACGTGCTCCACGACGTTGGCCACGGTTGCGCCTGATTCGCTATGAGCAACCGAATCGGCAACCGTGTGGGCGGTCGTTGTTGTGGCCGTGTGCGTGGCTACGCTGTCGGCCGTTACGGTGGTAACGGTGCGCCCAGTGCGGCAACTGGTAACGGTTGCCGCTGTTACAACAAAAACAAATACTACTAATATGGCATTGAGTACGGTCCGCATTGTTAAATGATTGTTAGCCAAACATCTTCTTTTTTTGCTTCGGCGGCGGCAATGGCGGCAACTATCAACTTTTCGTATTTTTCCGAGTTGGTAACGCGGCCCGTCGCTGTGTTTTCGCCAGGAATAAGGCAGCCGCTTGTGTGGTCGGCGGTGTTTCCTTTGTGTATTCTAATGCCTGTGTAGCCTGGCACGTTCAAAACTTCGGGCAATTTGCGTTTGAATTTCGGGCTTTCGCTCAAAACTACCTTATAACTGCCTGTTGGTATGGCCGTTTGGTCGGGTACCTTTATTTTGGCTATCTGGGCGGCTGCCATATTAGAATGCAAGCCGCGGTCGGTGTCTTCAATCGTATTGCAAAGGTAGGTGCCGTTCTGATACAGGCGGCCAATGGTGTAGGCTGGTTTGCGCCAGCGGCGTTCTAATACAAAGTGCAGCATATTGTTAGGTGTTAGGTGTGTGGTTGTAGTTGGGTTTGCTTTGGCGAATGATTTGCAACGAAAGGCTTTGCAGTTGGTTGCGCAAGTCGCGGTTTTCGGTGCGCAGGGCAAAAACTTCTTTGTTGCAACGTTCGATTTCGGCCTGGTAAAGGTCGATGCGCTTTTTGTTGTCTTCGACAATATCAATATAAATCTGCAATGATTTTTGCAGGTTTTCAAGGTCGCTGCCCTTCACTTCGGCCAGATACTTGCGGCGCGTGAATAAGAAGGTTACAAGGCTTGTAATGGTGCTGGCACCAAGCGCGATAACTGTTGTTATTAGTTCGTTCATTGTGTTTTGGTGTTAGGTGTTGGTTATTCCTCTGGCTCCGTGTTTGCGTATTCGTCGGCCTGTGGTTCGGCTGGCACGTCGGCTTCGTCGATTTCGTGCCAATTTTCGGGGCTGTCGCCAGGGGCCAGTTTTGCTTCTGTGCCGTATGCCGTGCCGTCGGTAATATATTTGCCTTCGGCTGGCTTTAAGATTTGTGTTTGTTCGTCGTAAGTCATTGTCTTTTTTTTTAGTTAGGCTAATACGCGGGTCCAGTTTTTGCCCGACAAAATGGTGTCGATATTGCTTTGCTCTGCGGCGGTTAGGGCGTTCCAGGCTGAAGTTTTGAAAGTAACGGTCTTTGCTGTGCCGCCCGTCAGGTCTTTAAGCCAGTTGGCCACGGCTAACAAACTGTTATAGCCCAGCGGTGCGTCTGATAGGCTTATTGCGGCGTCAAGCGTTGACGAATTAGGAACAGTCAACTTTGTTAAGTTGCTGTTTTGCCCAAACATTTCTACTGCGCCGTCCAAACCTGTGCCTGTCGGCAGCAAGTCAAATGTTGCCAAAGGCATATTTATTTCGGCTATATTGCCGTATGCACGGCCGTAGCGGTTAAACATACGGAATGCGTTTGTGCATTTTGCAAAAGTCGCTTTCGGCATATCTATTTTTATGCCATTTACGCCGCAGCCTTGAAACATTTGTCTTGCTAAGGCAACCTCGCCAAAAATTGCTTCGGGCATCGATACTGCTGTTAACTTTGGTGTGTTTCTGAACATTCCGTTTGCGTTTGTGTCGCTTGTTGCGGTCATTGCGGCAAATGTCGCTTCGCTCAAGTCTAAAGTTTCCAAATTCAGCTTCTCTGCAAACATTGAAGCACCGCTGGTCAACTTTGCAAAAGTCGCTTTCGGCATTAGAACGCTTTTCAAACTACCTGAATTAGCCAAAAAAGATGTTTGATAGATTGTTGCATTTTCAAACGTTGCTTTGGGCAGATTGATAGTTTGCAAAAGACTATTATATGAAAACATATCTTGCAATGTTGTAACACTTTCAAATGTTGCATTTGGTAGATAAATTTCGGTTGCCTTTGTGTTGGCAAACATTCCGTAAGGGTTAGTCAGTGCCGCAAAAGTTGCGTTTGGAAACGAAAAATTAGCAATATTTGATATATTAAACGCCTTTTCTGCGGTTACACACCGCATCATTTCCTCTGTAAATTCGAGCGATAATACGGTTGTATTATTGAAAAACGTTTGATGTAAAGAATAAATCTTTTTGCCCGAATATTCAAAACTCCAGTCGCCGTTTGCGTCAACGTTAACGGTGATAGTTTCGGCGGTGTCGGGCGTTTGCGCGTTGTCTTGTATAAATTGAATAGGAAAAGTCTCTGTGCCGTTAACATTCGACGAAGTGCCACTAACAACGTAGGAAACAGCCACGGCGTTGGTGGTCCAGCCTTTGGCGTCGGCAGCGTTGTAAACTTGCTGTTGGTCGGCCTGGCTTAAGGCGTCCCAAACGGTGCTGTTGAACGTTACGGTGTGGGTGCCGCTGGCGTAGGTGTATAGGCCGTCAATTACGGCCAGCATTGCGGCTTTGGTGAAGGTTGCGCAGGCCGAAAGGTCAATATCGGGTTTCCAGGTTCCTGTTGGAATGGTTAGCGCGGCCAACGACGTGCAGCCTGCGAAACAGTCGGCAGCGTTGGCAACGTTCGAAAGGTCGCAGCCCGTGAAGTCAACGGCCACAAGAGCGGCGCAGTTCTTAAAGGCATCGGCCAGCGTTGTAATGTTTGCCAGGCCGTCGCTGTTGGTGAAGTCAACGTTAAGCACGCCCGTATCACCAGTAAAGGCAATAGAGTTAATCGGGTTGTTGTAGCCGTACTGCCAAACGCCGCTTGTGGCTTGTATTTGCATTGTTGTGCCGTTTATTGTTATTGTTACATATTGGCCGCCCGTGGTGCCGTCGATAGTGTAGGCAAACTGGCTTTCGGCACGCAGAACGTAAGGCGAAGCCAACCACGCCCAGTTTACGCCGTCGAACCAAAGCACAACCCAACAGCGATAGTTTGCCTGGCCCAGCGACAGGTCGGTTTGATAAGGGTTGAAAACCAACGCCGCGCCGCCGTCGAAGGTAACGGCACGGCCGCCCGTTGCGTCCTGTATAATGGTGAGCCGCAGAATGATTGCGGCACCGCTTTGCATTGTCGGCAGGTGCAGCGTGGCATCGGCGGTTATTGTAAGGACGTGCGAATAGTAGGCGGTTGTAATGGTGTAGCCCTGCGCGTTTACGCTGGCCACGTTGGCGGGGCGTTCAATATCGGCAAACGGGTGTGTGTGCACTTTGGGCGCGTAGACGTTGGCAAGTGCTTGCAGACTATCGTACAGCAACTTCGCGCTCGGGTACTCGGTGTCGGTGCTCTGTGCCGACAAGGCGGTCACTTTGTTAACTATCTTTTCGCAAGCCGAAATGTCGATTGCCTGCAAAGCCTGGTAAATGCCGTCTGAAGTAACGGGGTTTGGGCTGTCGGCTGTTGGCGCGGCGTCAAAGGTTAGTTCGTCTTGTTTGTCGTCTAATAGCATTTGCAGGGCTGTTACAATGCCAACCAAAACACCGCCCACAAGGTCGGCCGTGTTGCTGGCGGGTGCGCGGTTGTTGCGCACGGTAATAGCACGTTGTAATAGTTCGTCAAAATATGCCATTTTGCCTTTGTTTTGGTTAAAGATAGGCGGGGTTTGCGGTGGCAAAAAAGACGGAAACAGGCATTAGTGGTTAGGCATTAGGCATTAGTTTGGGGGTGTTGGGTGTTAGGTGTTGGGTGTTGGCAATAAAAAAGCCCCAGGGTAGGGGCTTCCGCCTTACGTTGCGGCACGGTAGCGCACTATCGTGGGTACGTTCTGCCCGTCGGCAGCCAATGTAAAAGTGCCAATCTTCGGACCGCTAAAGATTGGCACAGAATAACGGCGGTGCAGGTCCCTTTTTTGTCGCTGTAAGCCCCAGCCTTGCGGCTTCTATTGTTCTACTCGACAATTCCTTAAACAATATTGCGGGCATATTCCAATTACAAAGTGCCTTCAGTGCAAAACGGCGGCAAAGTATGCGCGAACGCCCTGCCGCCTTATTGATTGCAAATATAATTAAATCTCAATTCCATACGGCCGTGTGGCGCGGCTTTTTCGGCTCGAATCTTCGATTGTGCGCACAATGCCAACAAAGGCGTCGCCGACAATGCGCTGTAAATCGGCCTTCAGTTTCATTTGCGACGAAAAAAACTTTTGATTGAACCACGGCTTTTTTTGTCGCGGTTTGCCCGAAGTGTAGCCGCCGCCCCAGGCGGGGCCAACCTTGCGCGGCACGTCCAGGTCGTGTTCGAATCGGTAGGCATCGTCGAGAAAAGGAATGTCGCCGCCGTGGCCTGCATACAGATAGCCCACGCCCGTATCGACGTAAACGCCGTAGGTCAGAAACTTAAACGTCATTGCGTCGCCGTTGACGTTGCCTGTTAGCGAAGCAACCAACGCGCCGCTGTCGTAAACGCCTAACATCAACAGTTTTTCTTCCCAAATATCAACCATTTTGGGCGTCCAGGCCAGTTGGTAGGCGCGTAAGTCTTCGGCAAAATTATTCGTCGGCATCGGTTACGGGTGTTTCGGGTTCGTCGGGTGTCGGCTCTGGTTCTGGCGTCGGTTCGGGGTCGCTCAAAAGGTCGTAAGGCTGCGAAAATTCGAACATAAAATAAAGGCCTGTAAAGTGTGCGGCCGTTTCAGGTGCAAATTCGCGAAACGTTACGCGGTCGGTGTTAAGGTAAACCATATTGTTGGCCAAAACGGGGTAATCTTTAACCATTTGGCGCAGAATAAGGCGAAAATACTTGCGGCAGCGTTTCATTTCGTCGAGCATTGCGGCCATATCCATATAAGGGTACTTTCGCATTATAAAGACGGTTGCCACGCGGCGCAAAAAGTAGCCGCCGTTCGATTGTTGCAACAGTGAGCCGTCGCCTGTCGAATCTGTGGCAATGAAGTTGTCGTAGGCAACCTGCCCGCTTATAATGCCCTCAAGGCCCGCAAGTCCTGAAACTTCGGTATGTTGGAAGTCGTAGTCGGGTTGCAGCGATAGCACGCTTTGCGCTATTTGTGCAATGTATTCTTTAATATCAAAAGTGCTCATATTCAGTTATTTTTTATAAAGTTTTTTCAATTCTTCGCTTTCGCGTGCCTTTGCGTTGAGTTCGGCAAAGCACCGCCAGCACTGCATTTGCAAAACTTGCGCCTCTTTGGTTACGTCGCCGCCTGTAAGGGCGCGAATCTGTGCGTCGTTGGCGTCCATAATGTTTTGTTGGGCGTTGCCGCCGTCGGCATCGGCAGCGGGTGCAGGCCTAAAATAGTGCGGAAAAGCCTTTGCAAGTTCCTGTTTTGCGCCAACGTACCACAAAAGAACGGTTGCGCCTTCGGCATCGGTGAGCGTGCGAAAATCGGCGTTGCTGCCGTCGGCCTTGCGATATAAGAAGTTAGCCATACGAACCAAATATTGCGGCTTTTCGGTGCGCAAATACATCTGGAAAAAAGTTTCTGTGCGCAGATATTCAAAAAAGGTGAAGTTATCCTGCAAAAGGGCGTTAACGGCGGTGTAGTCGCGCAAGCGTTCGGGCCTTACGGCTTGCTGGCGGTCCAAAAATGCCAGCTGGTTAAGTCCAAGTGCCAATTCGCTGGTATTGAGCATAATTTTGCGGCCCTTGTAGCGGCATTCGAATAAACCTCTGCCAATTTGTTGCGTAGGTTGTATTTGTAACAGCCGCAGTAAAAACAGCGATTTGGCTCTTTCAGGCTCATATTTGGCCGACAAAAAGGCAAAGTAAAACAATTGCTTATCGGTCAATTGTTGCCAGCTGGTGGGCAGTTCCAAATTCAGGTTAGCTGAAAAAAAACGTCGGTTTATCCACGCTGTTTTCATACGGCGGCATATTGTTGGCAACATATTCTGAAGACGCTACATAAGAAGGAAAATCGGCGGCGTTGTCGGGGTCGTTGATAACTGACAAAATGCGCGGCAGGTATTCGTCGGCGGTTGTCAGGTCGTCGGCGCGGCCGATAACAAACAGTTCAATATATTCGATAACCTCCCGTTGTGCGGCCGTGGCGGGCCAAGTGGGCAGCCATTGGCGGGCGCAAAGGTCGCGCAGCGTAACAAGTTCGGCCATTGATATAAGCCGCGCAAGTTTCGTTTCAATCGAGCGGAACTTGTAGCGCAGCGTGTCGAACTTTTGCACGTCGATTGTTTCGCCTGCCAATGCCTTATATTGGCTCCAAAGCATAACAAAACTGTCGGGCGTCTGCGCATCGACGTAGGCGGCTGTGGCAAACAGTTCGTCGAGCAAAAGGTATTTTGTTTCGATAGTGCGGCGCAGCGTGTTTGCCTTCAGGTTTTCGACGCGCTCCTTGCTGGCGGGCGCAAGGGTGTTGTTGCTGACAATGCCGAAGCCCGTAGGCGTTAAAATTAGGTCCATTTGCGGCAGTTCGTTGTAGAATGCCAGAAGGCAAATGTAGTCTTTAACCATTTGAGCGTTGGCAACGTCAATCTGTGCAACCGTGTAATTTATAGCCTTTTCAAGGCTTTTTTGTGCGGCGGCAAAAAGCGGCTGGCATCGGTTAAAAACGTCGTCAATCGCTGTAAAAGGTGTAGCGATTGCGGCGGCAAAGTCCTGTTTTGTTATTGTGAGTTCCATTTTATTGTGCGGTTACTTGCACGGCATCGCGGTGGGTGTCGAGCGTGGTTAAAGTTATCATTGGAATATCTATATCAACGTTCCACTGGTTGAACGCGGCAACCGTTTCGAGTGGTTGTTTCATCAAGTCGTGGTAAGCGATTTCGAGCGATTGTTTCAAAGTAAACAATTCGCGTTTGTCGCTGCCGCTGTTGTTTTGCTGGCCTTTGCCTGGCGTTGCGCCAACCAAATTCGGGTGTATGTTGTCGGCGTAGCAAAGCATATTAGCGGCCTCCTGTATGTCTTCGGCCCAGTCGCCGCCTTCGGTTTTGGTGTCGATAACAGTAATTTTGATTTTCTGCACTTCGTTGCCGTTCGGGTCAACGTAAAAACCGCTGTAAAGTGTTTTGCCCGTGTTTTCAACGCCTGACAAAAACTTGTTAATGTTTTCTTTTTCCTTGTCGATACGTTCCTTCCTTTTGGCTTCGTCGGTTATACGTTCCTTCTTAAAAATACTTTCCCAGTATTCGTCGTTAATCTGCACAAGGTAACGAATGCCGCTGTGGTTTTTGATTTTGGTTTTTTTGCCCAGGCCAACCAACTGTTTAATATTGTACCAATAGCCGCGGAAAACGGCAGCGTAGTAAGGTATCGGGTAATAGCGGTTGCCTGCGGTCGGAAACTTGCAGACAATGGCAAATTTGCGTTCTTTGGTGGCTTCGCGCTTTTTGCCGTCGGGGCCTATTTCCATACCAAGCCGTTGGCGAAGGTCGCCCAGCGGGTCGTATTCGTCGAGCAACGGCAGTGCTTCGTAGTTGTCTTTGTCGATTTTGCCGCTGTTCTCAAAGTCAGCAAAGAAAACGCGGTTAATGCGTCCGTGTTTGTCGGCTTTTTCGAAACGGCAATAGCAGGCGTCTTTGTGGCGAATATTGACAATCTGATTGCCCGCCTTATTCAGAATCAAAACGGCAACGCAGAAGTAAAAATATTTCATATCGGTTGCCGTTTCCAAAAAGTAACGGGGTATTGAGTTGGCACGCGCAAAGGTCTTAACTTTTTCGTCGGTGGTTGGTTGGCCCGTGGCGGGGTCGTTAAAGCGAATGCCGCTGCCGTAACAAGTCAAAACGTTAAAGTGTTTGTTGGCGGCCATTACTTCGTCTTTGCCTATCAAGTCAATAAGTGCAAAAGGCAGTTTGTTGTCTTCGCCCCAGCAAACATATTCGCGTTTTTCGTTTTGGTTGGCGGTCGGCAGGGTGCCCGTTGTAATGTGGCGTTCCTCATCGTAAAACGTTTCGCCTTCGGCGGCCACGTTGACAAAGGCAATGTCGTTGCCGTTGTCGGTAACGGCAAAAGTTATGCCATAATTTGGCGCAGGTTTGTTGTTTTTTCTCGTAGTCATAAGTAAACCTCCATATCGTTAATACGAAACAAGCAAACGTCGCGAAATTCACGTATTTGGCGGCTGGTTTGTAGTTTAATACGAACAATGCCTTTTTTGGCATCGCGGCCCAAAAACACAACGTTGCGATACTCCAATATGTCGCCAGTTGTAGCCTTCCATACTGAAAGTTCGCAAGGTTTGCCGTTGCGTAATAGTTCCAATGCCTGTGTAATATGTAAACGTTTGGTTGCCATTGTTTTATTCAAATGTATAGTCAAAAGTATCGTCGAAAATTCGGCCAGCCACTGTTTTGTCGAAAATATTGTGGTTGTTCTGGCTGTAACGGTATTCAAAATAGAAGTTCGGCAAAAAGTCGGCGTCGTTGCTGCGCAGGCTCTTTGCTTCGGTTATTGTAACCTCGCGGCCGCGTGTTAGCACGCCTGTTTGCTGGTTGACAGTGAAAAGGTATATCGACGTGGACCTAAACAAGTCGTCGGCCCAGTTGCTCATTGCAACCGTCAAAACGCCAGTGTAGGCGGCAAAGTTCTTAACCTCCTCGACGCCAACGTTTCGGTATTTGTCTTCGACGGCGGCGGCGGTGTAGTTGTATTTCGGGTCGAGTTGTTGGGTGCCAACGCAATATATTGTTTCCTCGCACCCAAAGGAATTGCGAAACAGCAACGCGGGTGCGGTTGGCACGGCGGGCGTAACGGTAAATTTACAAACGCGGCTGCCCGCGCCGATTGTGTAACTTGTTAGCGTTTTGCCTTGTGCTACAAAGTTTTTCGGTGATACTTCGAGCATCGCTATTGTGTCAACGTCCGAAAAGGTCTGCGGGTAGTCCTGCGTTGTGCTGGTGCCGTCGCTGTAATAGGCGGTGCAGCGCGGTGTGGTTGGTATATCAACGTAGAAGTAAACAACTTCTTTGCGGCCCAGGGCCGTAACCTTTTCGGCGCAGTGCGTCAAAAAGTGCGTAGTGTAAAAATCGTAAGAAGTTTCCTGAATAACAGCCGAAGTGTAGATTGCCTTAAAGGTTGTAGGCGAAGCAACGGGGCTGCCTGCCGTGGTCCAAGATATTGAAACGTCGCTTACAAGGCTGGCAATAAGATACGGCGTAAGCAGCGTGGCAATATCGTAAAGCGTAATGTTGCCGTCGGCATCGGGCACGTAACGCTCTGATAATACGGTTATTCCGTCGCAACTAATTTCAATGTCGCTATAATCGTCCGACGACGAAAAAACAAGTTTTTGCAGTTTTGTTATAAAACTGCGGCTGTCAATTTCGGTAACAAGTGAAGTAGCCATATTTTCGTTTTTCTGATAGCAATTTATAACCCATAAAAGAAGGCAAAAAAGACGGGGGCAAAAATTAGCCTAACTTGTTGATTTATAAGGCTTATAGTCCGTTTTGCGATTGTCCAATAAATAGGGGTTAAATTGTTGAGTTTTAAGCATATAATAGCACCGCCCCGAAAAAGCGGAAAAAGCGTTTAACGATTGTC